CCCATTTTATATATTAACCCGACATAACCCTGACCCAAGGAACCTGACAAATGGACTTAATGAACCTTACCCCCACCAGCGACACCTTAGACGTTGTGCTTGTACATCCCAGTACGCTGGAACCCCTTCTTAACGATGACAAGTCAGAAATGACAATCACTATGTACGCACCCCACTCTAAAGAGTATAAGGCCGCTGTGCATATTCAAACAAACAAAAGACTTAAGCAAGTCCAAGGAAAAAAGAAAGCAGACATTACTTCAGAAAGTATTGAAGAGGCTACCCTAGAAGTGTTAGTCAAGGCAACCAAGTCTTGGAATATCACATACGATGGTAAGAAGCCCAAATGCTGCGCTGATACAGCTAAAGAAGTATACGAAAAAGTGTTTTGGATTAAGGATCAGCTTGAAGAGGCTTCAACTGACTTGCTGGATTTTACCAAGGGCTAATTTATGACCTTACGGAGTTTGCAGAGTTTAACTTCAAGCTAAGTAAAAGTGATGAATCTGGTGTCACCGAGAGAGAACACTTGGAACAAGTACAAAGGCAGACAGGATTGGAACTCAAAGAATTGGATGGACCCGACTTCCCAACTCTTGTGTCTCATATCTGGTCTGCCTTTATTTCATTAAGTAACTCAAGAATTGGTGGCTTTAACGGCCCTAACCCAATATCATACGATACGATAAAAGCATGGAAAGAATTAACTGAGACTCCTCTATCAGCTTGGGAAGTAGAAGCTATAATAGAGATAGACTTGGTTTATATGAGGGTAAACAATGGCTGATGTGATCAATCTTGTCGTTAACGCGGAGTTATCTGACGTTATAAGTGCAAAGAAAAAAGTAAAAGACTTAGGTGCGGCATTAGCTTCAACCTACGACAAGATACAACAACAAGCCAAAGCCTTCCAGATGCTTGATAAGGCATTTAATAGTGGTGGTATTTCAGCACAGCAATACGCCAGAATGTCCAGACGCTTAAACCAAGAAGAAACTAGATTAAACGCTAGTGTCAGTACCACCACAGGGGCTATCGCAAGACAGTCTGCTACGGTTGCTAGTGCTGTACCCGCACAGAGAAACTTAGAACGACAAGTAAGACGTACCGCTGGCGCACAATCTAATGCCGCTGTAGCCGCTAGGAACTTGTCTAATGCACAAAGAATGGCTGGTAAAAGCACTAACAAGTTTGGTATGGTTAGCCAACAAGTAGGTTATCAAGTAGGTGACTTCTTTGTACAGGTTCAATCTGGTACTGACGCTCTTGTTGCCTTTGGTCAACAGGGTACACAGCTTGCTGGACTGATGCCGGGAATTTATGGCGCTGTTGTTGGTATTGGTCTGTCGTTAGGTACAGCACTGCTAAGGGCCAGCTTAGAAGCTAAGAACTTAGAGATAAATTTTAAGGCCGTTGCTAGTGAATTTGGTAAGGCGTTAGAGCCACTAAGACCTATGATAGACGCTCTGGGTAAAGCCCTTAGTAGCCTTAATAGGGACGTTAGTAAAGTATTTGCGGCAATGGCTGACAACTTTGCAAGGATCATTGCTTACGTAACATCTCTCATTACGCTGCTTGGCATTAAACTTATCGCTTCGTTTGTCCTATCTGGTGGGGCAGCTAAAGCCTTCTTTAAAATTATAAGAATGGGTCTTATCGGCACGGGCGTTGGTGCTATAGTGGTTTTGTTTGGTGAACTACTCCTTGTAGTAAACGATGCACTTAAGAAAACAGGCAATCTTGGTGACGCTTTAATTAGTACATGGGATAAAGTTCACCACGTTATGGTTAATGTAAAGGACGCCCTAATCCTAGAGTTTAAACTGTTGGTTCTAGCAGCTAAGGTTAAGTTCTGGGAAATCGTTTCAAACCTCCTTTACGCTGGAATGTCTATGGAAGATACTATGGGCTTTACTGCCGCAAAAATACGCGGTGTATTTGTTGGCTTAGTAAGGGCTATATTTGTACTGTTTACAGACCTTACACCCGCTATCAGTGGCCTCTTTGAAAAACTTGCATTAAACATAGTTCTAAAGGTTCAGAAGTTAGTTCAGGGTATAATGGATGGCCTAAACGCCGTTAGAAAGTTTGCAGACTTGCCCGAAATTCCAAAGGATGATTTCTTAAAGTGGACTCCCGATCCTGAAGAACAAGCAATATTAGACAGAAAGTTACTTAAGGAAGCAAGAGACCTTGGAACAAAAGCTAGGATTGCATATCTAGCTGGTGTCAAAGCTGTACAAGATCAAGAGACACACGGTATTCGAGGCCCCGAAGATTTTACAGTGTCAGAAAAAGAAATGTTTAAACTCTTAGAGATTGTACGTTCCCTTGAAACGGAGTACGACACGTTAGAAACAAGTGGGGTTAGACTGAAAGAACTTCTGTCCTCTCTTTTTGTTAATGTTCCGGGAATGGATACCTCTGATTTCTTCAAGGGGGATACTGGCAAAGGCTTAGATAAACTCACCGAAGAAATTGCCTCTATACGAATGGCTCAAAGAGAAGAAGAAACCCTTATAGGACTAAGGGACGAAAAACTAATGCAGATGAAGTTGGAGGGCCAACTCAGAAAAGCTATGGACGATGAATATAATGCTAGTTTTGACCAGTTCATTACCCTAGTTGCTAAAGACCTTGCTGCGAATGAAAAAAGACTTAAGATGCTGAAAGAGGTAGAAGACATGCACAAAAAGGTAGGGCAGACCATAGCCTCTTCTTTTGACTCTAACTTCATGTCAATCATAGAAGGCACTAAGTCTGTTGCCCAAGCCTTTAAAGACATGGCTTACGACATTGTAAAGCACTTGTACAGGGTGTTAGTTATTCAAACAATGGTCAGGGCTTTTGGTGGATATGTAAGTGCGGGTGCTACCGAGGGTTCCTTTATGAGTGACGTAGGTGGCGCTTTACAGGACTTCAAAGCTGCTAAGGGCGGGGTCTTAAATAAGGGTCAAGTAGTCCCTTACGCTGATGGTGGTATCGTAGGTAGCCCAACTACCTTCCCTATGACTGCTGGTCGTACTGGTCTAATGGGTGAAGCTGGGCCAGAGGCCATCATGCCTTTGAAAAGGGGTAAGAATGGTAAGCTAGGCGTAGAGACATCTGGTGGATCAGGTGGCATAACCATTCATCAGAACTTTAACTTTACCGCTAATGGTGATGAAAGCGTTAAGCAGATCATAGCACAACAGGCTCCTGCAATCGCTAACATGACTAAGAGAAGCATACTAGATGATCGTCGTAGGGGTGGTCAAATGAAACAAGCGTTTGGGTAAGGAAATCTTATGACACTAAAGACTGCACCAACTGACATAGGCTTTGCACAGATAACTCTTACCGCTATGAACGCCGTTGCTACCTCCCAGTCTCCTTTTACTTATAAGCAACAGATAATTCAGCACACAGGTCAAGTGTGGAAAGCCTCTGTGACCATACCTCCTGTACGAAGAGACCTAGGTGAGCCTTGGGTGGCCTTCCTGCTATCTCTACAGGGGCCAGTGCATACGTTCTTACTTGGAGACCCTAACTGTACTGAACCAAGAGGGACAGCCACTGACGGCTCTTTCACTCTCACTGGTGCCAAGGGTGCGTCAACTGTAACTCTAACTGTTAGTGATGGCACTACTCTTAAGGCTGGCGACTACATACAGCTAGGTACATCTGCTACATCTAAGTTACATAAAGTCTTAGGTGACATTTCTAGCACAGGTACAGTAGAGATTTGGCCTAACCTTAAGGCTGCTTACACTAATGCAACTTGTAAGGTAGACAACGCTAAGGGTCAATTTAGGCTAACAAGTAACGTACAGCAATGGCAGATAGGAAACTCTAGTACGTATGGAATATCTTTTGATGCTGTTGAGGTGCTTGAGTAATGACTAGAACTATACCCCAAGTAGTGCTTAACGCCTTAGACGATCCCGTAGTGTCGCCCTTCTTTGCTGTCGAGTTTCTGTTTGACAGTCCTGAAGAGATACGCCTGTGGACAGGTGTAGGAGACCTTGAATACAACAACCATACTTGGACAGGATCAGGAAACCTCTTAGGAATATCTAATGTAGAGGAGGGTTCTGATCTAGCCGTCAAGGGTGCAACCATTACTCTTAGTGGTATGACCTCTGATGTAGTTTCTGCGGCACTTAGCCTGCCCTATCAAGGTAGGGTATGTAACATCTATTTTGGCCTCTTGAGTGACGAAACTGCCTTGAGTCAAGTTTTCTCTGGCTACATGGATCAGATGAACATAGAGGAGAATCCCGATACATCTACGCTAGAAATCACAGTAGAAAACAAACTGATAGACTTAGAGAGACCCCGTGTTGCTAGGTATACCTCTGCCTATCAGAAATCAATATACGCTGGTGATCTTGGGATGGACTTTATCGAAGACCTTCAAGATAAGGAAATCGTATGGGGAAGGGCTAGTGGGAATTAATCATGGGTTTATTTAAGAAGATATTTAGGGCCATTGTAATTGCGGCGATTGTCGTATCTATTCCCGGCGGGGCTGGTATTCTTGCAAGTGCGGGTGGTGCATCCATAGGCGCGTTCAGTGCTACGTTTGTATATACCGCTGGCCTCGGTATAGCTATGGCTGCACTAGCCCCTAAACCCCCTTCACTGGGCGGCTTTGGCGGGTCATCAAAGTCAAACAGGGGCTACCAAGTAACTGCATCTGGTTCTGCTTTAGACCATCAGGTTATATATGGCAAAATGAAAACTGGTGGTGCTAGAATATTTGACAGCACTACAGGTACGGACAACGTACAGTTACACAGGGTACTAGCGTTTGCTGGACATGAGATAGAATCATTCCATCAGATATACATAAACGATGAGTTAGCCACTATAAATGGTAGCGGTAACGTAACCTCCCCCAGTCGTTATAGCGGCCTGATTACAATTAAGGAACACTTAGGTACAGCCGACCAAGCTGCCGACAGTACTCTTGTTTCTAACGTATCTGGTTGGACAGCTAACCACAGGCTTCGGGGCATTGCATACTTGTATGTTAAGCTAAAGTATGACGTAGATGCGTTCCCTAACGGTGTACCTGAGATTACTGCTGTGATAAAAGGTAAGAAGGTATACGACCCTAGAGATTCATCAGCCGCCCCCGCTTGGTCAGACAACCCTGCCTTATGTATAAGGGACTACCTGACATCTACAGGATACGGACTAGGGGAAGCTGCAGCTAACATAAATGATACCGCCTTTAGTGCCGCCGCTACAGTATGTGATGAGACTAACACAACTGACAGTACTACACGCTATACAGCTAACGGTGCATTTACTACTGGTGCTACACCACAAGACCTACTCAACAATCTCATAACCTCTATGGGTGCCAACCTATGGTACACTCAGGGCGCATGGAATGTAAAGGCTGCTAAGTGGTACAACCCTGTTATGCACTTGGATGAAGATGATCTTAGGTCAGGTCTTAGCCTCGCAACTAGACACTCAAGACGCGACAACTTTAACACTGTTAATGGTACATTCAGGGGTGAAGAAAGCAACTGGCAAGTAACAGATTTTCCACCAGTGTCTAACTCCGATTTTGTCACTGCTGATGGTGGACTAGCGTCTGCCTTAGACCTTGAACTGCCTTTCACAGACAACTCAATAGAGGCTCGTCGTATTGCTCGGATTATGCTAGAGCGTAACAGACAACAGCTTACATGGTCGGCAGACTTTGGGTTGAGGGCTTTCCAACTACAAACAGGAGACAACGTAACTATAACTAACACTAGGCTAGGTTGGGTTGCCAAAGAGTTTGAGGTTGTTTCTTGGGACTTTGGCATGAAAAACGAATACGACCTTGGCGTATTTATGATGCTTAGGGAAATCTCTGAAAGTGTCTTTGATGAGGTTAGCGATGGTATAGTCTACGAAAGAGACAATACAACTTTGTTATCTCCTTTTACCGTGCCTAACCTTGGCATAACTTTGGGTTCAGACTTAAGAACGATAAAGGGCAAGACTACTGGCGTTATGACCATAGACATTACAAACTCAAGTAACATTATGGACATAGCCGAGATACAATATAGGAAAGTAGGCGACACTAACTTTGTAGGCGTAGGCACACTAGGAGCGTTTGTCGGCACAAGTAGAATTGAGGTTATGCCTATAGAGGACGGGTTTTATGATGTCAGAGCAAGAGCAGTTAACTCTCTGGGTGTTCGCGGTGATTATAACACTTTGTCTAATCAGTTTATAGAGCCATTAGGAGCGCCACCCGCTGACGTAACTAATTTCTCTGGCAACCTTTTAGGTGGTAACTTATACTTAACTTGGACACCTGTGCCTGACTTAGACTTGGCTCACTACATAATTAAATACAGTAAAGCCTTAACTGGCGCTTTGTACAACTCATCTGTACCTATAGCTGAAGTACCCTCAAATCTCAGTGTCTTTTCTCTTGCTGATGCTGGTCCGGGAACGTACTTTATAAAAGCTGTAGATGACACTACGAGTGGTTCAAACACTTCTGTTAATGCTGCGAAGTTTGTGATTACTAGCGTGGGCATAGAAGAGTTAAATGTCGTAGCTACCTTAACTGAGGGTCCAACTTTTAATGGTGTAAAGTCAAACACAGAAGTTGTTAATGGCAAGTTAGTGTTAGCCAGTCTACTGTTTGACTCTGCTACTGGCGACTTTGATGACAGAGAAAATCAGTTCGAGACCGTAACTACGTTTGAATCCTCTGGCATCTACTACTTCGCAAACCATTTTGACATAGGCTTTAAGTCTACTTCCAGACTAGGTTACGACTTCATTAGTAACAGGTTCAACAATGCAGATACCTTTGACCTTCAAACTCCTCTCTTTAACAGTGTAGAGGGTCTGTTTGACGAAGCAGGGTCTGACGCTGACGATGTGTCTGTGGTACTGCAGTTAAGACACACTAACGACGATCCCTCTGGAACCCCTACTTATACCGATTGGCAAAACTTTTCTGTCAGTGACATAACAGCTAGGGCTTTTGAGTTTAGGGCTTTACTAACTTCCACTAATCCTACCAGTAGTCCTCAAATTGAACAACTGACTGTAAATGTAGACATGCCTGACAGGGTAGAAGCTGGTTCTAATATAACTTTTGCAGGCACTAAAAACATCCTGTTTACAAACGCCTTTGCTGCTACCCCAGCTTTAGGTATTTCTCTTGCTGACGCGGTTGAGGGAGACAGGTATACAATCACAAATAAAACAAGGTCTGGCTTTACCTTTAACATGTTCACTGGGTCGGCAGTTAGTACTAACCCTGTAACCTTAGATTATGTAGCTAAGGGCTACGGAAAGGAAACCACGTAATGTCTCAACACGACTTTGACATTCTCAATCAACTGTTCCCTGCTACTAGAACAGACTTAAATGCAGCTTTTGTGGCTCTTGCCTCTAACTCATCTGGTGATGCAGAGCCAGCCATTAAATACGCTAACCAATGGTGGTACGAGACTGACACTCACACCCTTAAAATACGCAATGAGGCTAACAGTAACTGGATTTCCATTTGCACATTAGATCAAAGCAACAACAACGTCCTTTCTATTACTACGCAGGGGCTAACTTTGGGTGCAACTGCCTTAACTAGCACAGGCGCAGACCTAAACCAACTGACAGACCTGACTAGAGGTTCTCTGATCTATGGTAACGCCTCTGGTGCAACTGCTAGGTTGGCTAAGGGTGGTGCTGGAACAGTCTTAAGTTCTGATGGTACAGACATAGCGTGGGCCGCTTCCGCTGGGGGAGTTGCCATAGGTACTGTTGTTAGCCTTGCTACGTCTACTGAGCCTACTGGATACTTAGAGTGCGATGGCGCTGCCGTTAGCCGTTCTACTTACTCTGGCCTGTTTTCTACTATAGCCTCAACCTATGGTGCTGGTGATGGCTCCTCAACCTTTAACTTACCTGACCTTCGTGGAGAGTTTATACGAGGATTTGATAACAGTCGTGGGATTGATGCCAGCCGTGTATTAGGCTCTGCACAGGGTCAACGGGCAAATAACTTTGCAACTGCTAGATTCTTCACAGGGGGAAATGGGAGTGACACAACTGTAGCTGTTCCAGAAAACGGGACCACTTCGGGATCAATATACTCCGGCGCAAATTTGTCAACTCTTAACAGAATGAGTTTTAATAACAGGGGCGGTGAAACCCGACCACGCAACATAGCTTTAATGTACTGCATAAAGACATAGGAAACACAATGACAAACGTGTACCACTACGACAAAGAAACAAGTGAGTATCTAAATACCACAACAGCTAAAGTTGACCCTCTTGATCGTAGCCTTCGCATCCCCGCTAATGCTACTATATCAGAGTTACCTAGTTTAGATGATAATCAATGTGCTGTATGGACAGACGGTAGTTGGGTTGTAACACCTGACCTTAGAGGCACTGTTTACTGGACTAGCCACACAGAGTCTTTTACCATTGAAGCGATTGGTGTAACTGCCCCAGAGGGTAGCACCAGTACTCAACCAGACCCCTCTACGGAAGAGTTGGCCGAACAGATGAGATTGCAACGTGACATGCTTTTATTGGAGTCTGACAAATGGGCAGTAGTTGATCGTGTCACAGACGCTTGGTTGTCTTACAGAGTTTTACTCAGGGATGTACCAGCGCAATCGGGGTTCCCTAGTTCGATAACTTGGCCCACTAAACCAGAGTAAGGATAAGACATGAGCCAACACGACTTCGTAATTGACAACCAAAGTTTCCCTGCAACAAGAGCAGACCTTAACCTTGCGCTACTAGCAGCCGTTTCTAATTCCTCTGGGGCCGATGCTCCCACTACAACATATGCTAATCAGTTCTGGTACGAGACTGACACTAACACCCTGTACATTAGAAATGAGGCCAATGATGCTTGGGTTGTCGCCCTTAAATTAGACACAGCTTTAACCTCTACGAACACAGAGTTAAACAAGTTAACTGGTGCAACTGCTAGTACGGCAGAGTTAAATAAGTTAACTGGGGCAACTGCTAGTACGGCAGAGTTAAACAAGTTAACTGGTGCAACTCTAACCACAGCAGAGTTAAATACGTTAACTGGGGCAACTCTAACCACTACAGAACTTAACCAACTTGCTACAATCACCAGAGGCTCTATACTGTACGGCGATGCGTCTGGTGCTACCGCTAGGTTAGCTAAGGGTGGTGCTGCCACTGTCCTCACAAGTGATGGTACAGACATAAGCTGGGCTGCTTCTACTAGCGGATTGGGTGCTACAAAGGCTTTTTTACACTTTAGTGGGTCTACGACCATTCGGGACAGCGCAGGCGTATCTAGTATCACTGACAACGGTGCTGGGGATTTCTCGGTTAACATGTCTCCTGTTCAATCTTCCACGTACTACGCCGCCACTTACGGGTCTTCCCCTATCACAAACCACCCTAACACAACTGGTTGTAGCATATCGCACAGCACCTCTGTTTGTCGAACAGGTTGGGGAAATACGGGTGGTGTAAATTCTGTGGGCCAAAGAAGCGATTCGGCAGCGTCCCTAGGCTCTGTAGTTATAACACAATGAGCAACTACAGAGTAGTGTTTGAAGACCCAGAGGAGCCAGATCAGCCTGCAATGATACTTGTCCCTGATGACAACTGGCTAGAAGAAGCCAAGGCTGGGCTACTGCCACCTATCTCCGTTTACTGGGCGTTGCAGGACGATGAGCAACAGGCCATAGCAGAGGGTCGCCACGACACCTTTAAGCATGACCCAGAGAAACATTTAGCACAATGGACTGCACCCCGCATTGGTCCTCTCACTGAGGAGGAAGCCATTGAGTATCTTATAATGAAAGATATACCCCGTCACATCTGGTCGGTGGAATATAACAGACCTATGTTCAAGATTGTACGTACAGACGATGTGCCATCTGACAGACAATTCCGACATGCTTGGAGGTTAGCAGCATGAAACAAGTATTTATCAAAATCGGCGCAACGTCTTATGACGCCGCAGACTATCAAGTGCCAGCAGAACGTACATTTCGTGAGGCTTGGGAAGCTGATGCTAGTGCAGGGGTTATCTCTGTAGACATGGTAGCAGCCAAGGACATCTGGCGTGACAAGATACGTCAAGCACGTGTTGGGTCGCTGGATGCACTAGACACAGCCTTTATGAAGGCGTTGGAATCAGGCGCAAGCACCACACAGATTGTTGCTGACAAGCAAACTTTACGTGATGCCCCTGCACTAGCATCTATTGAGGGTGCTACTACCCCAACTGAACTGACAGAAATACAACCCATCCCTAACGTAACGGTGGAATAAGGGTTGTTATAGAATCATCTTAAGGAGAAGCTAATGGGATACACACTAGGACTAAGAAGTAAGCAGAACTTGTCGGGGGTACACCCTGACATGATTGCTGTTGTCACAAGAGCATTGGAGATTAGTGAAAAAGACTTTAGTGTAACTGAGGGTGTTCGTAACATTGAACGACAGCGTATGCTTAAAAAGACAGGTAAGTCAACTACACTTAAGTCCCGTCACTTGACAGGTCATGCAGTAGATGTTGTTCCATATCCTGTATCATGGGAATGGGATGAGTTTTACCCAATTGGTGACGCAATGAAGCAAGCTGCAAAGGAGTTGGATATTAAGATTGTTTGGGGTGGCGACTGGAAGAAGTTCCCAGATGGGCCACATTTTCAGCTAGACTGGAAAGCCTACCCCTGTGACTAGGGGGGATGAACTTTGGGTAATGAATAAAAATATATCGGCAAGTCTTATGTTTGCCTTGGTAGTACAAGCCGCAATGATAGTTTGGGCTATTTCACAGATGAGGGCAGACGTAGATGCCAACTACGCCTCTATAGTTA